TAGTATTTCCGCTTCTATAACAATTTTGAGAAATACCTGCTGTATAATCAAATGCAATTCCATCACCAAAAACCGCACCTGTTGTTGAAATGTCAATAGCTTTTACTGCCCACGCACTCGGTGTAACTCCTAATCCTAAATTGCCTGTGTTGGTAATACGCATTGCCTCAAAGCGACCCGCAGTTACATTTGATACTCTAAAAGCAATAGGGCTACTTGCAGCATTTGCATTGCCTATTATTTCTGAACAAATATCCAAAGTACCGTCTGCTCCATCATCCTTTAATACTAACACTGAATTACCTGATGCACTTGAAACAGGATAATATCTAAAATCACTTGCAGAAGTTGATGCACCTACGGCAACCGAACCACTAAACGTGGCGGCTCCTGTGGAGGCTGATAATATTAAATTATTTGCTGCTGCGGTTTGATTGAAGATATAAAAATCATCATTAGCTAATCCTCTTAAACCCATAAACCACTTATTAGTAGTTGATGTACTGAAATCTATTGTTGCTCCTGATGAAGTATTGCCTCTTTGTACTATTACACTTGAAGAACCACTTGAACTAAACCTTCCTGTACCATTAACATCTAATTTATAAGTACCTATTGCACTTGCATAACCAACCTCTAAACTTCCAATTAAAGTACCTACTCTAAGATTTCCATCAAAAGTTGCATTTTGTCCAATTAGTCCCCCTGTTAAAGTTCCCCCTGTTAATGGAAGGTAAGAACTTAAATCACTTGTAAGAGCAATAGTACCGTTTGCATTAGGGAAAGTATAACTATAAGGTAAAGTTCCATTAAAAAATAAATTACAAGAATATGTATCAAAGTCAATATTTATACCCTTATTTCCCGAAGCTGAATAAGCAGAAAGTCCAACATAACCTGCTAAACTTGCTGAAACATTATTTTTTAATATTACCCCACCATCAAACTTTGTAAAAGTAGAAAATGTTTTTGCTCCTGTGATTGTTTGCGTACCTGCTAAAGTAACATAGCCACTTAAATCGGGAGCATAATTAGGAATGTTAAATACCCCTGTTGTGTTGTTGTATGTTGCTGCTCCGCTAGTTCCTGTTGTAGTTAAGCTAATAGCTAATCTTGCCCTTGAATCCGTAAAGTAAAGATTACCACTTTCGGTAACTTGTGCAGTTGTATAATCACCACTTGTTGCAACTACTGCTCCTGTTCTACCGAATACCGAAGTAACAGGATAAGAAATGTCACTTGTTAATGCTATCGTTCCTGTCGCATTAGGGAATGTAAAAGTATATCCTGTTGCAGATGGCAAAGTAAAACTATTACTAATACCCAAATCGTTTGTGAACCTAACCCCATTAAGTGTACCACCAAAATTCATATATCCTGTTGTAGAACCGCTTGAACCATTTTGTAAGAATATGCCTCCGTTGTTTTTAGTAGCATCCGAGAAAGTCTTTGTTCCTGCTATCGTTTGAGTTCCTGTTGTAATCAATCCCCTTGCAGTTGCACTCGCATCAGGAATGTTAAAAGTATGCGTAGCAGTTGTACTTGAGATATTGAAATCCGTTCCACTCGTTCCTGTTTGAAAGTATTGCACTTGAGCAGTCAAACCATTTAATGCAGTAATACCTGTACTAAATGTTGTTATAATTTGACATAAATGACCATCTTGAGTATGAATAGTTGTAGTCTTACCACCGCTATTCGTAGCGTATAATTTAACCGCTAATCTATCCGTCAAAGTCAAACTTGTAGCAGGAACTGCCATTGCAAAAGTGTACAAATTCAAAGCAGTACCATCGTATAAAATCTCGTGTGGACTTGTTGCAATCAAAGTGAAAGTAGTTCCATCGTACTTATAAAGTTCAGCGTATAATTCAGGTGTACCTCCATTAGAACTCATTGAAGCGTAAATCTCATAGTTCCAATTTCCTGCTGGTATGTTTAATTGTGCAGGGTCGTTAGCATCCGTTAAGAAAGCTACTATAAAACCATCTCCTGATTTAGCGAAATCAACCCCTGTTCCTATCACCGCAGTTTTACTCATTTCGTAATAAGTAGTACCACCAATAGTGCCTTGACTTGTTCCTCCATTAAGATAATACGAAACCGAAGAACCGCCACCGCCACTTGAAGGGAAATCTGCTAAAGTACCATCTCCCCTGATATATTGTGAAGCAACACCTGCCCCTGTTACTGCAATCGTTCCATTAGCCGTTAAAGGGCTATTTGCGACACTAAAAGCACTTGGCATAGATAAACCTATGGAAGTGATTAAAGTCGGAAAGGTTGTCAAGTTTCCTGCTCCGTTTACATATTGAAGGTTAGTTCCGTTAAATCCTATATTAATTGTTCCGCTTGTAGTAATTGGTGAGCCTGTGATATTTAAACTATCACCGCTTTCAGTAACCGCAACACTCGTAACTGTTCCTGTTGCACCTGAAGCCCTTTGCCATATAGAACCGCTATAAATAACTTGGTCGCCTACAACAAAAGCAATAGCACCAGCACCAAAGTCAACTGTTCCTGCCACATTACATAAGTAAACATCCCCTTGATTGCCTGTACCATTAGCAAGGGTTGGTGTGTTAGTAGCAGCACTCCAAGTTCCCTTATATTCCATAACCGAGTTAGGTAACTGACTTACTAAAATCTTACCATTCACATCAAGTTTAGGAACTCCCCCAGCTACATCAAAAGCTAATGAGCTTACCACCCCTGTAGTACCTACTAAAACACCTGTAAGACTTTTAACCTTTGTTTCCCCTGTTATTTGTATTTGACTGCTCATCTATATTAAGTTAATTTATTATGCGAAAATAGCCCTTATAAACTCATCTGATTCAAGTGGCCTTGCAGTTGCAAAGGTAATAACTCCTGTGGCACTATTAAAGCTAACATTCTCATCCGTTGGTACACCGCTTGTAGCTATTAATCTAACCTCTACACCACCTCTTGTAACCGATATACAAGTACCTCCGATTGCCCCTGAGAATGTTACACTTGTTTCACCACCTGCTGCCGTATAAGAATAACTATTCATTGATGATACTGTTACTGATGAACCTCCACTTATAACCTGAGTTCCTGTTATTGAATAAGCACCTGTTCCTTGTAATGCCAATGAATAAGTAGATGCACCCTCTACAGGGGCACTTAAGCTAATAGATGTAATGTTAGCAGTACCACTTACTATTGAGTAGCCATAAGTATCACTAGCATCTGCATTGTCATTGTCTATTGAGAATCTAACATCTATTGAAGCTCTATCTAATTGCTTCTGCATTAAAGCAAGATAGGAGTAACCACTTAAGGCTATAAACCCATCACAATTAACTGTCCAAGATGTAATGTCATTTTTAAACTCTCTAAACCAAGCTGATGTCTGAGAGGTTACTTCTACTTGTTCAGTAGATGCCTCAAATGAGCAACTTGTAGAAGCTCCCATTGGAGTTCCTAGTGGTATGGTTGTAGTTACTTGGGCTGGATTGCTAGATTGAGTATAAAGGGTAATTTGGTTAGTAGTTGTACCTGCGTAAATAACCTTAATTAGAAGCCTATCTGTGGCACTTATAGTCGTTTGAGTGACTGGCATCTCATTAGAAATTAAGGTCTTTGTTAGGGCTGTTAAGGTCTTTACTTCCGATGTGAACAATAAGGTAGCAACACTACCATTATATTTATATAGTTCATACTGAACTTGAGCACCTGCAAAGGCAGTTAAAATAGAATAGTAAGCACTAAAAGTCCAAGTACCTGCTGGTATGGTTGTTACACCAGGATCAAGAGCATCCGTAATAAACGAAGCTATTGTACCTGATCCTGTTTTATTAAAGTCAACTGAAGTACCTGCTACTTGGCTTCTGCTTAATTCCTTACACACAATACTATCAAAAGTGCCTTGTGCAGTACCTCCATTAAAGTAATAGATAGCGTTGCTATCATATTCGTATAAGACTATATTCGTTCCGTTGATTACTGATGCCATAATTAAAATATACTTGTTTGAGGAATGTATTTATTTACTCTTGTGCACTCAATCTCTGTATTAGATATCTGTAACAATGTAGCACTTGCCGTATTGGATGGGTACGATATTGTAGCGTTACCTAACATATAAGACTTTGAGCTAATGTTTATACTTGCAGGATCTGTGTCTGTTGCAAAAATAAGCTTTGATGCGTTTAATGTTCTATGGTTGGTATTTGAAGTATAAAACTCACTTAAACTGCAATCCACATTTATTATGTTTAATGCGTATGTATTCACATACTGTTGAACGATTAATTCAGCTAATGTAAAAAATTCACCTGATGGATCAAACCCATATCTATACCAACCTGATGCAATAGATTTATCCGTTAGTACAAGAGAGCCTTTTGCTGAAGGATAAAAAGAGTCACCGCCACCACTACCATAAGGTAAGCTTATTGTTTTTGTATATTGATCAGTTTCAACTAATGTTCCTGTAAGGTCATAGGCAGAAATAACTGACTTTATTTTTAATACAAAGTTTGTTAATGTTACAATGCTAATTCCTTCTGAAATTCTATATGCAAAGCTAAGAGAACCAGAGCCTGGGAATATTGCCGTTTTTAAGTCTAACACAAAGTCCTCTGACGCTCCAGTTGTTTTAGGATTATAAACAGTATATGATGTAGCCGTTGTTTGCCATTCAGCGTCATTGTTTAAATAATATATTAAAGAACCTGTATTTATTGTAATGTCTATAAAGCCTATAGCCGTAGCTTGAGATGGTGCACCTGTTAAAATATTTAATTGTAACGAATCCCCTGTTGTTACATAAGGATTAGAATTAGCATCTAATGTTACCGATGCCGTTCCTGCTGGGCCACCTGATGGAGCATTCAATTCAAAATAGAAAGAATCAAAAGTAAGATTTGTTTGCAATGTACAACTTCCATCAGGTGTTGATGCTCTTGTCCAATATGTAGCATCTGTTCCATTATTAATTTTTAAGTCACCATTTGGAAGATAATTATCAGCAATTTCTACACTACCTTCTGCTATTATCTTATAAAATCCTTTCTTTATTACTTTAAGTTGACTATTATCAATAAAGTATAATCCAGATGTATTGCCTAAGTATGGTTGAATAACAGAAGATGTGTTTATTATATTACCATCCCCATTATTTACCCTAAGCCCTGTAGGAGCATACTCCGTGTAATAAGCGTTAATAGTTGCAAATTCATTTATAGCAACTATCCACCATTTTGCTTTAGCTTGAAATACCCTACACCCAAAAGACCTTGCTATGTTAGAAATAATATCTAAACAATTAGTGTAATTATATTCATCTTCTAAAAGTGACCTATAATTTAAACAAGCTTGAGCAAATGGGTCTCTCCATGTATCATCAGCCCTATCCTGCATAAGATTAGAATAGTAAGAACACATTGTTATATAATTCCTATTATTCTTAAACCCAATACTATTAAAACAAGCCCTAAAAATATCCTTTAAAACTATTATATCATTTGCACCATAATTTTCATTCTCTGATACAAACTTTATATCCTTAAGCATACCTAACCCATCTGTAGCATTAAACGCTGCTATCTTTCTACCTGTAGAATAAGATATCTGAACATCATCATTTATCACAAAACCAACCCATTCTATAACAGAATTTACATACATTTCAACATATGTAAATCTATCATCGATATTAGTAAAGTTTATAATATCAGATAAGTCATCAGTAAAGTCAATAGTTATTCCTAATTGTGAGGCTATTATAGGCTCATACGGATCATCAGAATTTGGGATATACTGTAAGTTGACATCAACCCCTTGAAGGTCTATAATAGCACCTGTGTAGGCATCTTGCCATATCTTAAGCTCTACATCTTTGTTTGCTCTTGTTGCAAATAATACTGAATATTTTTGTCCGTATGCCATTATCCTCTTCTAAGTTTTAATGATGAATTAGACCTTTGTATAGCCAAAATTAAATCATTGCCTCTTAATACAAACTCTCCACTTTCGCTACCGCTTCCAATCATTGACTTAAGCTTATCTAATGGAGCAACTACTTCAGGATTCGTTTTAGCACCAGGATACTCACCCATTAATCCCATTGTTGGGCCACTAACTATACCACCATTAGCGAATAACTGAGAACCTAATCCCATACCACCGCCAACTAGGTTACCAAACATTTTCATTGCACCACCAGCTTTAGCTAGTTTGCCTTGACCTCCTGGTAATAATGATATAATGGCAACTGCAATAGCTGCTGCTATAGCTACCTTAATTAACTTTTTAATTATATCCTCAAATGCTCTTGATAATACATCTCCTATACTTGCTCCCTTTTCTAATAACATATCTAAAGCAGGGCCTAATGCGTTCATTAAGCCAATGCCTATTTTAAGCAATTCTGCCGTAACTGCTTTTGTTTCAGCTAATACTGTTTCATTTGATTTTTTCCTAAGTTCTAATATTGCATCTATGTATTCAGATAGTTTTACACTTCCATCCATAAAGCCTTTATCTAATGCCATCCGCATATTCTCTTCAGCTAATTTTATTTTATCAAAACTACCTTCCGCTTCACTTACTTCTAATTGGTATTGTTCCCTTAAAAAAGCAACTCTGTCTTTTGATGCTTTCTTTTCATAAGCCATCTTATCTCTAAATGCCTTTGCTGCGTTTGACGGATCTACTTCAGGCTCTGCTATATATTTTGTTTCTCCACCAGATGCTGCTAATCTTTTAGCTATATAAATAGCTAATTTATCTGCCTCTTTTTTAGTATCTTCTAGTTTTTTCTTTGCTGCTTTTGCCGCCTTATCATCTCCACCCTTTTTAGCATCCAAACCAATAGAAGCTTCTGCACTTTTTGAATATAAGCCACCTAGTCTATTAAGTTCTAATTCATAAGAATCTATTACCTTGGATATTTGATGCTCTTTTTCTCTTATATCAAACAATGTAAAATCTAAATATCCCTTTAATGCCTTCCCTTTGTAGCCATGGCTAGTAGCTAATGCAATATCTTTTTGCATTCTACTTGTTTTTTGCAATGCTAATTCATATAGTTTTTCTTCTTGTAGGAATTTTTGAGCAGCTATTGTATTTATTTTACTTGCGATAGCTGTTGCTTTTGCTCTTTCTATTATGGCAAATTTTACTGCATCTACGGAGGTTGTAACATCTCCATTAAGTATTTTTTCTTTGCTTAAATTTCCAAAATAAGCTGGATATTCATCTTGCAATTTTTGTACGGCTATTAATCTTTTCTCCATTGAGATTTGCTGATTACTTGCAATAGATACTAATGCGTTCATTTTAGCTATCTCTTCTCCAGCAGTACCCATTGAAGATTTAAGTGTTTCATTATATTCTTTTTGAGCATCATTTAAAGCAGTAGTAGCATTTTTAACTTTAAATAAACCAGCATCCCATGCAGTAAATAAAGCAATAACCGCTGAACCAACTAAATATAATGGCCCTGCCATTCCTGCTATACCACCCATAAGAGCAGGTAAGTTATTTTGAATACCTCTAAATCCATATGGCAAATCTTGAATAACTAACGCAAGATTAGTCCATTGCATATTTGATTTTTTAATGGAAGCACCTGTCGCAGCAGCGGTATTACCTACTTTAGTTTGAGCAGTAGCTAACTGATTAAGGCTTGCAGTTGTATTGTCAACACTTTGTTTAGTAAATTTTAAATCTAAACTATTATCCTTTAAATATTGACTAAGTTTCTTTGCTGATGCAGGAACATTTCCTAGATCAAAGTCAAAGACTATTTTAACCATTTGATTATCTGCCATTATATTATCGGTTTAACGATTTTGTATTTATTTAAAACTTCTTTTAGCTCTTCTTCTGTCATTACCCTTTGCTTTACAAAGTTACGAGTATCGCAGTCTAATTCAATAAGCTCTTGTGGCTTAACTTTCTTACCTTTTGGTAACTTAATATTGATTAGTAGCGTTGTTTGCCATCTCGTTCTAATCCACTTCTGCTCTTCCTCGTGCCTATATCCATACCACACAAAATCTAATTCAGCCATGGTCATCTCCCAAAACAAATGGGGAAGCACTTTGCACTCCCCCATTGTATATCTTTCTATGTCAATCCACTCTAATTTTTTTTTACTCCATCTTTTTTACTTGACTTTGTTGGCTTATCATCTATACCGCTATTCATACTTTCTGCAAGTGCTGCCATTACCTCTTGGAATTTATTTCCTCCCATTCCACCCATATCATCTATCCAATCACACACTTCCATCTCTGTAAAGCTTGGAGTAATTCCTTGAGAATATAATGGATATTCAGCGGCCGATTTCAGCAAGTTAACAATAGCATCAAGTGAATCCTTACCACTTAAAGCATCTCCTATGTCAGAAGGCCCTATCCCTTGTAATTGACAGAATCTTTTAAGACTCCAAGTACAAAAACGCATCGGTATCTTCTTTCCATCGGAAAGAGTTAGTTCAAATTGTCCTCTCATATGTTTGGTTTTTTTGGTTTGTTTTTACTATGCGTTGGTAGCGATAGTTAATGGCCCTGTTCCTTTGAAAGAAACTGAGTAAGTAACTGGATTCTCCATGTCAGCAGTCATATCTACACTCTCGATAAATGCTGAACCTGAATAAATCACATCACCTGTAACTGGAGTTACACCACCAACTGTTGAGTTGTCTACCGTAGTAAACTTAACTGTAACCGCAGTTCTAGCGATTGCTAAAGCATTCAATTCAGCAGTAGTTACATAAGTAGCAACTGTTCCTGGAACTACTGTAGCTAAACCATCAGTTGTTAAAGACCAAGACCTTTGCCCACCAATTTCATCAGCCCATCCTAAGCTTTGTTTTGTAGATGCGTCTGGAGCATCGATAGCCAAACTTAAAGAACATGAAGTAGCGAAACCTATTACTTCAGTTCCAATTAGAACTACTAATGAAGTTCCGTTAAATACACTTGTTGTTGCCATTTTATTTTATTTTTCTTTTATGTTAATTGATTCACGAAATGATCCATTGTTATCACCCTTCTAAACACATATGCCTCATCCACATAGTCAAAGGTAGCAATATTACTACTAATCTTAGAAGTCACTATTTTAAAGTCAGGTGCAGTACTAGGGTAGCTTGGTGGTCTAACACCTACTATTTCTAATAACTCATTTGCATAAGTATCAACAGTTTTCTGTCCTACTTCTCCTGCTTTAAAAGTCCTATAAACTATGTCAAATTGGATAGTAACATTATAAGCAAAGCTTTGTTTATTACTATTGTCCACTTGTGTCTGACTGCTTATAATCAAAAAAGGCGGTTCTACTGTGTCAGGTGCTATGGTATCATAAGCAGCTAATGAGTAGGAGGCCGAGATAAACTTATCGAAATAAGCTTTCCTTAATGTATATCCGCAATCCTTCATTTTGGTACAAATTTAATGAAATATATTTATATCTTAACAGACTTCAATTTCTTAATCATAGATGTAAAGACTTCGCTATAAGCACTAAACATATATGGTCTGTATGGAACACCTATTACCTTCTTTGATTTTTTGAATGTTAAAGCGTATGCTTCTAAATCAGCCATGTTTACATTTGGGTAAACAGGTATCTGAAATCTTGTTCCTGTTCCAAACTCCACATAAGGAGCATATCTTACATTCGTATTACCTGCACTTACACTAGCTCCTTTGCCTGGTTGATATTTAGCGTGTCTAATAGAAGCCTTTAAAGCTCCTGTTTTTACTGCTACTTGTTGCTTTGCCTTAGCTGCTATTTCCATAACTGCCGCATCAATAATAAGCTTAGACTCTTCCATCATCTTTTGAGGAGATGCCTCAAGCCTCTTGATTATTGCATCAGCACCATATATCTTTACTCCAAACTTTGCCATTACTTAAGTGTTGCACAACCTATTAAATAATATTGATTCAAGTCAGCTTCGTTAATAATAGAGTTAATCATATAAGTCCTTGACTTCCAAGTTATTACAAGAGCATTAGTAAATGTCTTGCCTGTTGTATATCTAATCCTAAATGTAGCTCCATCATTAATACTATCCTTACCTGCTATATTAGTCCTAGAATTGGTATTAGTGACCAATTCAGCCCAGCAAGTGTAGTATGGTACTAAAGTATTCACAAACCCTCCTGCACTATCAGAAACGCTTGTTTTAGTATTAAATGTGATCCTATTTCTTAATTGTCCTATCATTAGAAGATAATACTTACCCTTTTGTAAGGTTTCATTAGTTCGTAAGCCGTTGTTAAGTTAGCTGAAGGCTTAGAGCTTTCAACACTTGATTCTCTGTATTCGTACAAATCACCTACCATCTTCAACAAGGCCGTTTTCATAGACTCTGGAGTAGTGGCATATCCACAAGTATAAGTGAATCTAAAGTCACTCATAAGAGGTGAATTAAAATAAACCTTTTTGTAGGTATCACCTATAACTCTATAATCCCCAAGTACCATTGCTACCCATGCAGCACCATCCCAATATTCTACCAATGTAATACTGTTTATAGGAGCATAAGGAAGCTCTATAAACTCATCTACATAAGCTACTACCTTTAGGGTTCTAGCAGTCATAGCAACCGAAGCGTACTGCTCTAATCTGATCCTAGCGGTTTCTATAAGGTTAGTAATCAAAGTATCATCTTCACTATAATCTACTCTTAAATAATCCTTTGCGGTCTGTAAGGTAACGATTGTTGCCGAAGGGGCTACTGTAGTCGTTACATCTCTTAGTATCTGCATTATGCTAATTTTTACAAAAATAACTAAAATTTAGTGTACTTCCATTTGAAGCCTCCTGCGGTATTTGTTTTACCTAATACGACAGAATTTATAGTTTTGATACCTGTTTGTCTTTTTGCTTCTGCTACACTTATAAATTGATTTATTAAAATATCATTTTTATCATATTGAGATACGGCCCTTGATTTGCCATTAAATAGCTTTTGATTTAATCTAAATTCCTCGCTTCTTGGCTTAGGCTTATAGCCTTTTTGATTTTGAGGTAATTTAGATATATGTTCAGATGTTTTCTTTTTGCCTTTAGCAGATTCAGACATTTTACGCTTGGTTTGTTCTGAATGATTTTTGCCACTCCAATCATAGGCAAACTTTTCTCTCCATTCGCCATCTATAACTACTTTCTTTTTAGCTATACTTAATTTGTGTTTAGATGACTCACTTAAAAAACCGCTTTTATCATTGGTAGCGGTTAGCCTACAGTTAAGTCCATTCTCTCCAATAACATTATAAAATTCTTGCCAATGCCTTTCTCTTTCGTTAAGGTTTTCTACTAAACACTCTTCAATAAATTCAATAGTATGTGCATCATACCCATGCTTTTCTAATGAATTGTAAATCCTTACTTGATATGGCTTTGCGCCATTCTTGTAATAATTCTTTCTCTTAATAAAATTGGTGGTTTGACCAATGTAAATTTTGCCACTTGGGCTTGTAATTTTATAAATTCCTATCATAAAAAAAGGGAGCAGTTTCTAAACTACTCCCTTCAAAGATATAAAAACTATATCACATTGCCAAAGTCTTAAGCAACATTTCCAAAATCGCCGTATATAAACGCACCTGCGTAATAGATAGGTAAAGCGATACGAGCTTCAACTCTTACAGTAATCATGTTCTTTGTAAAGTTATCAGCATCAAATTCAGAGAATTGAACTGAGATACCTTGATTTTGCATGATTTGAGCACCCATAGACCAGTCACCTACTACAAACTTATCTACTGCGATTGCAGTTGATTTGTAAAGAGGGATACCAGCGATAGACACATTACCATCAGTTGTAACAACTGTAGAAGCAGGTAAAGAGTACGCAGAACCAGAGTTCTTAGTATTCATGATAGCAGCCCAATCAGTTGGGTTAACTAAAATACCTGTTGCAGAATAGTTAGAAGTTTCTAACTGAGCAATAGCTTGAACTAATTGCTCAACATCTACTGTAGCAGCACCAGTTGCAGCAGTAGCTACACCTAAGATACCTTGTAAGTTAGGAGCAGTACCAGAACCACTTAAGATTTGAGCATCTTCAGCAACTAAATACTTCTCTAACAAACGAGATTGTAAGAAAGAAGTCATAGCAGGTATATCATCTAACATTTGGCGAGAGATACGAACATAACCAGCGATGTACTGAGCTGCTGCATCTTTCATTGTAATATCAAAATCAACTTGCTCTTTAGAAGAACCTTGAGTTTGAGCTGCTGGAGCACCTTCTCCACCACTTTCATAAGGGAAAGTAAATAAACCTTGAGATAAACTACCGATTGGTAATAAACTACGCATATGCACCTTACGAGAAGGCAAAGCATAAACTTGATTAGCATATTGACGAGTGATGTCACCTGTAAGGTTAACCGCTTCTGTCATGTTACCAACTGCTTTTGTATCCAAGATAAAGCTTGAACGCTTTTGTTCACCACGAGCTAATTTCGCTAAGCTATCACCATTTTGTTCGATAGCGTCTGCAAGGGTAGCATTAAACCCTTTTACTTCAGTTTGATTCATTTTAACACGATTTTGTTTTGCTTCCAATTTTTCGATTTCATCCTTAACAACTGTAATTGAAGCTTTAGTAGCTTCTAATTCAGCCTTTACGCTTTCTAATGCACTAGCATTATCAGCCTTCGCACTTTCGATTGCTCCGTTTACTTCGGATTTGATGCCCTCGAATGCACTTTTAATTTCTTCTACCATTAGTTGAAAATTTTAAATGATTGTAAATATTTGTTTATTTCTATTTCTACGGAAATCATCGGATCTTCTTCCTCAGTTGGCAATGCTTCTTCAGCGGTTGGCTCAGGAGAGATTGACTCTTCATCTTCCATTTCAGATAGATATTGTTGTAATTGCTTGAGTTTAAGTTCTAACAACTGGAATGTGTCATCAGTAAAGTGTCCATTTCTCAATGACTTAATGGTTTTACCCATCTCATCAACTAGAGTTGACTTAATCTGACTTTTAACTCCTACTGTTGGTGTATTTGCGTTTGCACCCCACAATACTGAAC